TATTAAATGAAGAAAGTGCATTATTTCCTATCACATTCATTATTTCTCTTGATGTATGAAGAATTCCATTTTGTGATTCTGATAGATTTTTATATCCTGTTTTAATAAAAGATTGAATAGATTCGCTCATGGATTCAAATATATCATGAGGAAAATAATTATCTACCGTATAATAAAGCCACGGATCTTCATACTTTGTTATCATGCTATTTGTAAATCTTCTATCATTTTGGATTGTTTATATTTTCTTTTTTCAATATTTGTCCATACTAAACTTTCAGGAACATGCCATAACTGATCACAATCTTTACAATAAGGAATATCATCAAATCTTTCTTCTCTATGTGCTTGCCTCAATTCTTCATATTTTTCTCCATTTAACACTTCTTCAATTGTTTGATCGTCCAAATGTCCTAAAGTAGCCGCCGAATCATTACCAAGAACCATACAACAAGCAACAACCGCGCCTTGATGTTTATCTAATCCACCAGCTCGTACTTGCAAAATTTTAGAAAAAGGCCGACCACATCCCCTTCTATCTTCTTTTTTTCTTTCATATGGACCATCATATTCTCCTGACCAATTATGCATCATCCAAACTTCAGCTTTAGTTCCTGTATAACCTACAAACTTTTTATATTGTTCTACTTCATATTCTCTATTATCATTATCTATTATTAAATGATTTGAATGTACCTCTGTATTGGTTCCCTTACATAATTCGACAAGATATTTTACATTTTTACAAACTCTATCGAATGCATCCATTTTCATCCATTCATGATATGTTTCAGGATTATATCCAATAACAGAAACACGAAAAATGTCAAGACCACTCGTAGAAATTTCTTTACATAATTTTTGGTTCAATGTATATCCATTACTAAAACTGACACACTTTACTCCCTTACTTTTTATATACTTAATACAATCAATAAACTTTTTGTGTAGAGTCGGTTCTCCACCACCATGTACACTAATTGATTCTACTCCTTGAGAAATAGCATCATCTACTATCTTAATAAAATTTTCCCATTTAATAGATTTTTTAAATTCTTTTTCTCTTCCATCTTCAAATCCTTGCGGGCACATTTGACAAACATAATTACACCCACCAAAAAGCTCCATATCTAATTGTCTTATTAGCCCCATTATCCCCCTATAAATCTTATATTAAATGATAAACTAATCCTATCTTCTTTTGTATTATTTCTTGTAACATCATGGAGAAGTGGTGCTCTAAAAATCAACAACGCTCCTTCTTTGCCGTTTATATCTACTCTTGGTTGTTTATATGGAGGATTGTACCCATCTGAATTATAGTTATAAGAATACATTGGATTATATATTCTTAATTTACCACAATCCCCCTTTGGAAGTTTTACATAATAAACTCCACTCATATGACAATCAGGATGATCATGTGTAGTATTATAGTCGCCTGGGCAATTCAAATTAGACCAAAGGAATATTTGATAATCTTTATATTCCATTTTTGATTCTACACTTAATTCTTTAACTCCCCATTCAATAAACTTTATAATAGGTTCCATCACTGAATCATCTTGCATACTTCCATCTGAGTGCCATCCACCCTCGTTTGAAGCCTTTCTGGTTTCTTCTTCCTTTGATTTTTCATAAACTCGCTTTTCTATATTTTTATTTATGTCTTCACAATCAGGAAGTCCAAACCCCCAAAGAGGCACAGGAAACAACCATTCAGTTTTTTGTCTGTGAAATTGTACTGGTTTATACTCCGGTTTCTTCCCAATATCTATCAATTTTGAGGTCGTCATCTTCTTCTAGTTCAAGAGTTCTAAAATCTATTTTATTGTTTTTTCTGTTTTTTTTATTGCGATATCTTTTATCTTTTTTACTAGTACTATAAATGTTTTCATACTGGTCGTCATAATTATGCACTTCACTGGACTTAGCCATTTCGCTTTTCCTTTCTTTTAATTTTCCTCAAGGTTAAGTGCTGTTTTTTTCTCGCCGTCTTTAACTGAAAATCTGATACATGATCAAGAAATGTATACCCATTCATATGTTCCATTTCATGACAAAAACATCGTGATGACAAATCAGAAAAACTTGCGAGCATTGTTTGATCATCTTGATCTTGATATGTTACTGCTATTGCTTTTGGTCTTTTTATTTTGAGTACTAGAGCAGGAAAACTTAAACAACCTTCTTTATCGTAAATCCATTCTTCTGACTCCTCTAATATTTTTGGATTAAAACATACAATTGGTGTATTATCTACCAACATAGCAAATGCTCGTGATGGTATTCCTATTTGATTTGCTGAAAGTCCTATTCCACAATGATGATACATATTTTCAATTAAAAGTTTTGCCAATTCACTTGCCTGCTGAGACGCTGCACCAAATCCAAAATTATAAGATGGAATTGATTCGCTTAGAATTGAATCGTTTTCTGGTACAAGATCTAAAATCATTTTATTATTTGTGAAAAATTCTTGCGTTTCTCAAATTTAAGAACTGATTTAAATTTATCAAATAAAATTTCTCCCTTGTGACTAATTACAAATACATTTGTATTTTTTACTAAATTGTTCAAAATTCTCATAAATTCATCTGTTCCAGCCGCATCCAATGAACTATCAAATACCTCATCTAATATCAAAAGATTTGTATTTGCACTATTTTTTAATTTAGCAACAGCTCGCCATGTGAAAAGAAGTGCGAGATCAATTCGCATTTTCTCTCCTTCACTGAATGAATCATAAGTAAATTCATCCCTGTGCCTTGATTTGATTGATTCGTTAAAATTTTCATCAAGATTAAATGATACAAAAAAGTCCATTTGGGCAAGATACTTATTGATTAGCGTATTCATTATTGGAAGATATTGTTTGATAATACGAGTCTTTATACCACCATCCTTCAGCATAGTGGTCGCTAATTCATATAAGTATTTTTGATTTGAAAGTTTCTCTTTCTCTTTATTATATATCTCAATATCTATATCAATTACATCTAGCTCTTTTTTCTTCTCATCAATATCATCTGCCATCTGAGAAATTTCTTCATTCTGTTTGGCTACTTTCTTTATATACTGAGTACAAGCATCAATGGTATTCTGATTACGCGCAATTTCTGCTTTTTGGGAATCTACGTTGCTCGAAATAGTATCAATCTCACAAATTCTTTTTTCTTTTTCTTTAAGAGTATTCCCAATTTTTAAAAGAGCCTGTCCGCATTCATGCATTTTAACATGAAAATTTTCTATCATACTTTTACGGAAGGTTTTAGGAATATCTTGTCGACAAGTATTACAAGCTTCATTTTTCTCATAAAATTCAATCTCATCTTCATACTTATCTATATTTTTTTCAATGTCCCGTTGATAATCATGTAACGAATCAATTTTTCCCCTTGCGTTTGATTCATCGCTGATCGATTCATTGAGTTTTTCAATCTTTTTAATAATCTGATTAATATTTTCTTTATGAGTTTTAAGAAATTCTTCATGTTTCTCTATATCTTTTTTATTTTTCTTGATTTGAACAGTTTTATCTTCTTTGAGTTTATCAATCATTATTTTGGTTAATTTTTGTTCATTTTCAGATAAACCGAGAGCAATATCAACCGTTCTTATATCATCTTTATTTTGTGCAACCTTACTCCTGAGAAGATAATTCATGACAGAGAAAATTTCAATATCAAGAAGATCTTCAATAATAGTTCTTCGATCAGAAGCCCTTAATTGCATGAATGGAATAAAGGACATACCCAGAATCACAATCTGAGTAAAAGACTTAAAATTTAATTTAAGTATATTCTTTTCAAGAAATTCTTGATAATCTTTTATCTTAGCATCTTGATTTAAAAGCTTTCCGTCCCGATAAATTTCAAATAAATTCTTCTTAATTCCACGCTTAACCAAATATTCTCTATTACCAATCATGAACTCAATTTCAACTAGAGTCCCACCTTGATTGACAGAGTTGATCAATTGATCTTTTTTGATTGGCCGAAATGGTTTATTAAACAATCCAAAACAAAGTGCATCAAGAATTGTAGATTTACCAGCACCATTGTCACCAATTATCAATGTATTTGATGACTTGTTTAATTGTATTTCTATAAAAGAATTTCCGGTACTGAGTAAATTTTTCCACCTAACATTCTTAAATACAATCACTTATCCTCATTTAACAATTGTGGTTTATTATCATGCTCAAATCTATATTCTACAGAGTGTAAACCATTTTTCAATATTAGTCCTATCATCTTATTAAAAGTAATATCTCTTTCATGTGCTTGAAGAGCAACCCTTCTAAAATCATCATCTGAAAGTTCTATATCAACTGCTGTGTAAGGTGTTTCATCCTTACCAAGTTCAATTGGTCGAATTCCTCTACTCATCCTTTCTCTTTCTCTTAGTCTCTCTATTTCATCCAGGTCATAATTGGACATTTTTTGTTCCTTTCTTTTTTGCAGTCTTTCTGCATAAGTTTCCATCATATTGCCTCCTGTTGAACAACAGTAGTTGAATTAAAAGATATAACTATTCTATCAATATCTCCACTGTACGGTAATGCACTATGCATTAAATAAGAAGGAAATACTACCAAATGGCCATCTCTGGGTTCCCAATCCCATGCTCCAGCTCGTAAATAATAATTTCCTGCATCTACCATACTAGAATTCAATGGTGAATGAAATCTATTTATTCCATTTTGATTTTTTTGGTTTGAATTTCCTTTCTCTATACAATAAATTCCACACCATGAACAATTTGGATGATTATGTGTATCATGAAATCCACCATCATTTGTTATATGTGCCCAAGAATCTAAAACCATTACCACTGAATTCGGTGGAACCACTTCATTTTTATGAATAACTACTTGTCCTATGGATTCATGACAAAAATCATATATTTGTTTAATTCCTTCACATTTTTCGCTTGCAGTTTGAAATAATTTAAAATGTGTTTCAAATAATGATCCCCCCTTTGCTGCACCAGCAACACCATAACTGTCATCTCCTGTTCCTTTTAGATCATAAAGATAATCTAATACTTCTTCTTTATATTTTCCATGTTCTTTATTTTCAAATACATAAAAAGAAGTAGACCAAAATTCATTTAATTCTTTATATTTCATATTGTCTCCACTGCCAATGCTTCAGTATACAAAGATTTCATCAATGTATCAAGTTCTTGTTTATTATCTATTTTCATAGAATTTACATATTTGGATAATATAGTCATTGTGTCTTCTGCTTGATCTATATCATCTATGTCATTCATATTTTCAAATTCAGCAAAATTTTCAACAACTGAAATATCTTCTGCACCTTCTTTGTAAAGTTTATCTACCAAAGTTTCAAATATAAATGGATTTGTTTTCTTAACAGAAACAATTTTTACATAACAATCTTTATACTTAGAATAATCTTCAGCTTGAATAGATTCCATTGTTTGAGTGTTTTCATCATCATAATAAATTTTATGAAACATATGAAATGGATTTTGTATAAATTCTAATTCTCGTGTCTTGGTATCAAAAATATGAAATCCTCTTGGATCATTATAATCGCTCCATGTAATTTCATAAGGATTGCCAAGATAATAAACATTACCGTTATCAGATTTATGATGAAAATGTCCACTCATTGCCATATCAAACTTTTTGAACAAGCTAGCATCTACTCCTTCATGATTCCAGCTTCCTATGTGCATTTCAAATCCCTTAACTTCCAAATGTCCAAAAAGAATCTGTGCCTCAGTATCTTGAATTGCTTTAAGTGATTGCTCTCTATTTTCATCACATATCCACGGCATCATAAGACATTTTAAACCATCAAAATCTACCTCTGTCGGATTTTCATAAATGTGAACTTGATGATTGTCATGTACTCTTAGACAATCCATACTATTTAAAGAATTTGTATTTTTGAAAAAGGTATCGTGATTTCCAATTATCATGTGAAGATTTATGTATCTTTCATAACACGCATCAAAGAAATGATGCCTCATTTGAAATAGAGTCTTATAGTTGATAAATTTGCGTCTATCAACAATATCTCCCATGTGAATAACAGTTCTTATACCTCTTTCTTCCAAAGTAGGAAAGAAAATATTCTCATAAAACTTTGCAAAATAATCTGTGAACACTTGAGAGTCATTGCGGGCGCCCCAGTGAGTATCCGTTATTATGACTATCTTCATGATGTCACAAAAAAATATTCAAGGTTAGTGGTTTTAGTTGGTTTTTTAGCTACACCCTTCGCCTTCTTTGCATCCTCAAAGTTTTTGATAAAATCATACATATTTGCTTTTTGATCTGCTGATAAAGTATTATAATCATAATGTCCTTTATCATGTTCCATTACTTCTACATTATCAGCTAAAGCCCCAAATGTATCCATAGTTTTATATTTAATATATAATTGTTTCTTTTCCTTTTGTATTCGTCTTATAAAAGCAAAGTATATAATTTGTGTAAAATAAGCGAACGGATTTCTAGATTTTTCTGGATCAAAATTTCTTATATACTGTACACAATTTTCAATTCCATCTGAAATCATATCTTCTCTAAAAGCATAGTTAATAAAATTAGGTCTAAAAGAAAGCCTATTTGCTATTTTCATAAAACATTCGCCAACATATTCTGATATTTGGGGTTCTGATTCTCCTCTATTTTTTGCATCTTTACATTTCCCCTTATATACTATCATTTCTTCTAAAAACTTTTGATTATCAACATAATGTATTTTTTTCGGTTTTTGTTTTTTTTCTGTCATAAGCGTTTTTTTAATAAAATTTTAATGTACAGGTATTATAACATGGTTATAGTCGTCTGTCAATACTTGACAGCACATCTTTAAAATCTAGTTTTATGTATGGTTTTATTCTCATATTTCTCCTCTTCCACGTAGTATAGTGGAAGTACAAATTTTCTTGATAAGTTTTGGATTTTTCAGATGGAGTATATCTACACCAGAGTTAAAAAGTTCCCTAAAAATATCTAGATTGAAACCCGTATAATAAGGCATAGAAAGAATACCTAATTCTTGACAATGTTTGAGTTCTTCATTTGTGAATTTTAAACTATCGAATTCTATGATTTGAGGATTGTGTCTTTCGATAGCATCTTTCAAAGTCTGGAAATCATAACGGCGTGCCATCAACCGGACATCCTTATTCAGCAAGCGCAATTGATCCATCACCTTTATATCTTTGCACCAGAAAAAACAGTCTCCTATCATACCAAATCTTTGGACTAATTCAATCAGTATTTCAGGTTCTGCTTCTTTGATTTCGATGTACACTTCCAGCCAATTTTTTGCATGAACCAAAATATCTTCTAATCGAGGAACTGGTTCTCCAGCAAAAAAAGGATCAAACCAACTGCCGGCATCTAGTTTACAGACATCAGCATAATTCATTTTTTTGATCTCACCTTGTCCATCGGTAGTCCGGTTGAGCGAACTGTCATGCAAGACAACAGGAACACCATCTTTGGTTTGTCGAACATCGATTTCAACAATGTTAAAACCTAGACAAATAGCTAAATCAACAGCAGAGAGAGTATTTTCTGGTGTAAAAATTTTAACACCACGATGACAAACAATTTTTGGGTGTGATTTTATTTTCATGTTTATGTGCCGTAAGGCGGATCTATATCTAATATATCTTTATACTTATATTATAAATCTTACAATCAAATCTTTCTTCATTATAAATTTTTATGCGTTGATTAAAATGATCTAATGTATAGTTTTGATGAGCTTTCCATGAGAGATCATCAGCAATATCATAGAGCGTTGCTTTTTCTTTATTTTTGGATTTACGCAATCCCCTGCCTATCGACTGAAGATTTCTGATACGAGATTTAGAAGGACTAGCGAAAATAATGTTATGAAGATTCCTAATGTTGATGCCGGTACTGTATACCCCATAACTTGCCACGATGATGGCATCTCGTTCTTTTTCAACAATGGCTCGTATATTTTCTCTTGTCTCTGTGTCTGTTCCGCCGTATACAAAATAAGTTTGTCTATTCTGGACATCTGTTTTCTCCTTGATCATTTCATATAAAACACTTCCATGTTTTTTAACTAATCGAAATAAAAGAAGTGTATTTGTAGATAAGTCTAAAGCTAAATTGCGAATAAACTTATTTCTTTCTTCACAAGAAATTAAAAAATTTAATTCTTCTTGATATTTTGCTTTTTTTAAATTGTCACAAATTACATCTGGATATTTCAAAATAATAGCTTTAATAGAAAAAGGAGACAAATACTTTTTATCTATCAATTTCTTGGTAGTAGTCACTTGATGTACTTTTCCGAATAACCCCTCTAATACTAATTTATGTGTTTGTGTTCCATCTAATGTTCCAGTTGCACCAATTCGATATCTTGCATTAATACATTTGGTCATAATAGCGGTTAATGATTTTGACTTAAATCCATGAGCTTCATCCCCTATTACCAATTCATATTGTTTAAAATATTCCTCTCCTAGTTTATATATTGATTGCCAAGTTGAAATAATTACTTGTTTCTCTGATGATTTATCTCTTCCTGCAAAAACTATATGACAATATTCTTCCACATCAAATCCATAATCTTGAAAATCTTTATACATCTGCGATACAAGAGAAGTAGTTGGAACAATAATTAAAGTTTTGACCTTTAAATATCTTACAATGATATAAATGATTAGAGATTTTCCAGATGCGGTTGGCGATAATAATAAGCATCTACGGCGTGATAGTGAATGATTAATTGCACTTAATTGATAATCACGCACTTGATAATTAAGATTTAAAGTAGAAATAAATTTTGAAGCTTCCACTTCATCTGGTTCAAATTCAGAAAGAAATTTTACAGGATAATTTCTACTTGCAGCAAACTTACAAAGATATTCTAGTAATCCAATATAAAGCAATTTTGTAAATACATTATATAAGCGAATTTTACCATCCCAAATTTTTTGTCTAAAAGAAGGCATAAAAGTGTGCCCAGGAACAGTAAAAGTAAAATAATCACTAATTTCCTGCGCTATACCTGGTTCACAATTAATTCTCATGTAAACTTCGTCTTTTTTTATTATTTCTATTCTATCAAGACGTTCCATGTGAAAATTTGAGCCAATCAAGTGCATTTTTGATTTGGAATCCCCTATTATTGAGTTGTTTAATAATGGAATCCAAGTAGTTAATTTTTTCTTGTTGAACCACGATGTTTTGTTTAATTTTGATGTAATCATCATCCGTCTCAATATAATTACTTATTTCATTTTTAAGTAGTCTTCCTTGAAATTGTTCCCAACCGCTCTCTTCTAATTCATCTTCAGTCATTCTACCATTGTAATAATTTGTTTTTGAGCGTACTAATTTAGATAACTCAAATTCCATGCTTTTAAGTCGGATTCTTTCATCTATAAATATTTTTAAATATTTGTCGTGAATAACGGGAATGCGAATTGATTCAGTTCCAAGATTAGAATAATCAATTTTACTATTTTTTTCCCATTCATCTTGAATGTCTTCAAGGGAAAATTGGTGTGTCATAATATTTTATCCTGAATAAACTGGTGCTCCTTCATATGAAGTTTCATTACTAAGTAAATTTTCATATTCATATTGTTCATAGGAAAATGTAACATCTGCAACAACATAATCAATGTCTCCTAATGAACTATCAAATTGAATACTAGAAAGGGAAATAGGAAATAGTTCCTTAAAGTTTATATTTACTTGAGGATTCATACTTCCTGTAAGAATAGTTAATGTTGCATCAGTTGTCAAATCATCTGCCTCTCTTGCTATTCTATATTTTTCCTGTGCTCTCTCATTTGGAATACCAATTGTTATAATCCAATCATAAATTTCTCTCCAATTTTTCATATTTTCATCTATGAGGAATCGAATAGAAAGTTCTTCAAATGTAACTTCATCTCCGCCTATAGGATAAGTTTTTAGAGGAGTAGCGTGAGGAATAGTACCAATTGAAATACCAGGAACATTAGCAGCTTGGCAAAAATATTGGACGTTGGGTCTGTTATTTAATAAAAATCTGAATCCAACTGGAGATAAAAGACTTAAATTTTCTGGAAGTGATTGTAATGCCGACATAAGATATTCCTTTCCTATATTATTTAGTCAGCATAAAAAAGGGGGAAATCAGATATCCAATCTCCCCCTTCTTAAATCCTACAATGTAGGTCATCTAATGGATCACATAGATTACATCAAATTGTCAACTCTGACAATTCTGTAGTAGTAGTTATCATTAGCAGTTGTTACAACACCGTCACCAGTTGAGTTGGCAAAAGGATTGGAAACCATGCCATAGCGGGTCTTGAATCCAATTTTTGGTTGGAAACTATTTTCACCAACCGCACGCACCATTTGAAGTGGTATATACGGGCAGTAGAAAATACCAGCATCATATGCTGAACTACCTTTGTATCCAACAACATAGAAATTAGTTGCAGAAGCATTAGCATATGGATCAATGAAAACTTTATAACGTCCGCCCAGAGTTCCAACAAAGGTGTTTCCGGTACTGTCAACATTTAAAGCACCACCTGAATCCAGCACTCCACCCATTGAAAGGGCAGAAGCTACATCAGGAGCACAAATAATGACGTTACCTTTTCCACGCCTTGTCTTCTCAGCTACTGCATTTGCATCGCGCTCAATCTGGAACAACAGACCTTTGAATTTCTCAACTGACCATCTACCGTTGGAATCAACGTCGAGGTCAAATACACCAGCGGTGGAAGTATTATGCTGTGCACCGTGATTAGCTGAGAAGTAAATTGTTCTCATTACTTCACGATTGATTTCAGCCAACACCTCTTGCGAAATAATATTGGCTAGTTCTGTTTCAGCATCCAAACCATGAACGGCTTTAAGATCCTGAGCAAGTTCCATTGTGTACTCACCTTTTAACGCTCTGGATTTTGCAGTGACAGTAACTTTGTCAATTGCAAACGCCATTTCAGCGAATTCAGGGGAGTCACCCAGAGCTTCAGC